GCTTAAGAAAACAAATGGATTACGCCGAACTCTTTTAACTGGAAAGAATATGTCTGGATCTACGCCAAGATTAAAGGCGTATACAGGAACAGTCACTCCAGAGTTTATAAACACATCACGCATAAAACGAGATGTGGTCCAAATCTCATCCATCTTGTTGCAATCCTCAACCCATGACTCTGGTAATTTATTAGTTTCCCAGTATGTGAGCCCAATTGAATATATATTTGATTTTATAAAAAACTCTGGCATTGAGTGATTGATGACAATTTCATCGTAAGATTCTCTGGTCGTCATATACCCAAATGAAAAACCATCAAGTAAAGTTTGAATTTCTGATGGAGCCGTAGAGTTATTCTTTCTTATTGGTAAATCAGTTTTTGACAATTCACCGTACAGCTTGTCTGGAACATAGCCGTAACCAACACTCACTGAAGCGGCTTGGTTATCTGACCATACAATCATTATTCAACAGGATCGTGCTGAGGAAACCTAAGTTCTACCTTAACAGCGTCAGCTTCTTTTTTAAGAGTGTCGTAGTCATAACCGTGTTCTTTTGTGAACTGTACTCTATAGTTAAACCAACCCTCAACACCCTTCCAGAATTTAGGATCAGTAGTCTGCTCAAGTTCAATCAACTCATCTGGTTCAAGCATAAAACTTAGTACACCTAATGGCATATAAACTGTCATGTTGTAGCCCATATCTTTTCCATTAGTGTATTCTTTCAACAGATCCTGGAACTGCATGATAACCTTTCTGACGGTATCACCAGTAAAGTAATCAATTGAGCCATTTGCATTTCTAATTCTAGGACAGTAATTATCTACAGTTGAGATGGTTCCGAATGTTCTGCACACCATTGGTCTATAACCATAAATAGTGCAACCGCCCTTGTAGAAGGCGCAGAATCTCTTTGATTCACCGCCAGGCTGCCAGCTTTCATCAAACAGAGCACTCTTTAAATCATTAACAACGCCATCAATCCATTCATCAGCATACGCCTTACCTTTATCTTCCCAGTAGAGATAGTATTGCTGTCTAAGTTTGAATGCGATATTTGCACATTCGGTCATGTGAATAACAAGTCCAATATGACAGCACTCACCAGAGCCAAGGCACTTATACTTTGTTTCATTTTGCTTAGCTTCAATAACCCTGACTTGGTTATATACCATGTCAAGCTTTGCAAATGTATAAATATCTTTTGCCGTTACGCTTCTTCTCATCTTCCCATCCTCTTTCTTTGCAGTTCACTTCTTTTACGCAATTCTCTTTTACGCTTCTCAGCATCAATTTGAGCTGATGACTTCTCTCGCTTAGGACCAGCAGTTGTAAGACTTCTTCCTTTTCCTCTAAATTTAAGCAAATCGTATTTCTTTACCCAGTTATAAATAGCTTGCGGAGTAACCTCAATATTGTAACTTTCTTTCAAATGCTTACAAATATCTGTAAGGTTCATTCTTCTCTGGACATACATTTCATAAAGAAAAGATTTGTCCTTGTATGGCTCATTTGCCATTAGTGACTCCTTGTATTCTTTTCAATGCGTACCATAGACCAATTCCTGCAGCATCTATAATATCATCATCGTCAATCCCAATATCGCCAGAGCTAAAATATTTACTGACAATTTCTCTTACCCGCTTCTTTCTTTCGTTCTTTTGTTTGATCTGAAGCGAGCCCTTCTCTCCATTGTTCTTTAGAAACTCAGCATCTTTCTTTCCTAAATTCTTGTATCCAATTCCAGACTTCCACATCAGCGGGTTGACATCTGTAACCAGGCAGCCTCCAGAGCTGAGTACTCCCCAACTGTAGCCAATAACATACGAGATAATCCTGCTCGTTTCAAAATTTTGTACATAAATAGACTGTTCAATAATCGCATTTTTTGGTTTATACTCCTCAACAATTTGCCTTAAGCCGCTATCTATAGCTTTAAACTTAAGAGAAACATCTTTATCTTTCCTGTAATCAATCTTACCATTAGCAACAAGAACGATGCTATCAAGGGTTACATCATAAATAACCCATGCTAGAGAGTGAGATGATGGGTCAATCGCCAGAATCCTGTCTGACTTCACAGAGGATACGAGTGATCTAATCGTCACTCCATACCTCTTCTTACGCTATCTTCTGCCCAGCCCCACGAGACAAGTCTTTTTACATAACGCTCTCTTTTGCAAGATTCACAAATGGTTTCTTTGTTATATCTTGATAAAACAGTTTCACAATTTTTTGTTTTACATGTTCTTTTTTTATTCTTATTAGCTTTCTTTTCATAGTAACTTGCTAATAGATTTCTATTTGTTACAATCTTTCTACATTCTGCGGAACAGTAAATGGCATTATAAACCTTTGCATAAAATTTTTTATTGCATTCTTCATACGCACATATTTTAAAATCTTCATTACCCATTTACTCTTTCGCATAAATTAAATCTAGAAGGGCTCTTCCCCTTTTTCGTCATAATCACGCACTCCTTCTGCCCAGCAGTGAGCAGCCAAATCACAAGAGTTACAGTTAGCCGATGTCCTCTTGTAAGGCTGGACAGGAATTTCCTGGCTCAAATAAGCGCCATGAAACTTCCTGTACTTTTTAAATAGTTTGTCAATAAAGGGCTGATCCCGTTCAATGAAGATTGGGAGAATCTCTTGATTGTTTTTGTTTTCATAAATCACGAAGCCTGAATCTAGGTTCAGACACTCCATGTAAATTTGGGCTTGTCGGTAATGTTCGTCTTTTGGTTTATTATGTAATTGTCTATAGTGAAAACCTTCTTGACTGATTGATTTCAGCTCAATTAGTTTTTCACCATACCAATTAATTATACCATCCGCAGTGCCTTCAATTGGTGGATCTGTATGAGTTACTCTAATTTCTTCGGCTGTTAGAATACCCATATCCCTAAAATAACTATAAAGTCTTTCATGAACAGCATGTCCATTATCAAAAATACGATAAGTTTGTGAGCTAAATGAAGGTGTTACGCTTATTCCTTCAAACATATAATACCAATACCTAGCGCACTGATTAGTGTAGCTAGGATGGAAACCATTTACTTTTTTAAAGTTCGGTGTATTTCTGAGAGCAAGATGATCATTAATAGCCTCAACCAAATCTTTCATCACAACATCCTCACCAACAGGTGCTACCGCCTTAGGCGTTCTTAATTGCTTTAGTGCTTTCATTTAATTTACTCCCTTTGCTGCCAGTTTTAAGGCATTGATGTTTTCAGTTAGCGCTTCGTACATTGTTTTCCAAATATCATTAACAAACTTATCTTGTTCGCTCATAATAGTAGATCTTCTCTTGAATGCTTGTGATTTTACAATCATAAGCGTTCTATATCCAGCCAAGATGTTTGCATACTTAATAGCCTGCATACCAATGTAATCTTGCGGATTCTCAATAATGTCTTGGACAATACCCAAGCATTTAATAAACTCTTCTGACTTGTCTCCCATTTGCGCTGCAAGAACATCGGGGTCAACAATAATATCTGGCATTAGATATCCTTTCTTAGATCTTCTGTTTTAACCAAAGCTTGATACGGTGGATAAACTTTCGCAATTCCAATAAACCAAAACACAAGATTAACACCAATAGCAAATTCATCGTGATCAAGTGTTATACCAAGTATTTTATGACCAGACAGTTTATCGCAACAAAATTTAAACTTCATATTCGCTTCCTTTAATTAGATCCTGGAATACTTCCCAATCAATTATAGCGACCTTTGTCTCGGAGTTTTCTCCAAAAACAACAGAAATGCATGGATATTTATAGTTCGCATTCCAAGCATCTTTTCTCATCTTGGTCCAAGCTTTAAGCGTTAGCGTAAAAGTCTTTTCATTGTGCTTATAATCAACCAAAAACTTATGAAGAGAAGCATCACCTTTCCTAAGCCCACGACCAGAATTCTTGACAGCCTTGGCGTTGTCACGCTTGATCTCTTCTTTTTCTGTTCTCTTCACTCAGTTCTTCTTTCAGACGATTACGATCTGCTCTTATCAAGATGTATTGTACACGAATAGCAAGCATTTTGCTTTCGGTTTCCCTAAGCTTTTTCTCTAATTCAGAAATATCTTTGATTAGTTTTCTTCTTGATCTAAGCATAAGTAGCTATAGGATCTCATAACTACCATAATCGTGCAAAAACTATCGCTTGTCTCCTGAACCCTGAATCTTACCACGATTCATCCGATCCTCTAACTTATCTATATTTCTCATAGCAACATAGCCAAGAGCAATTCCCAGTTCATCAGCAACCATTGCACAATACCACAACACATCGCCAAGCTCATCTACGAGCTGCTCATGACGGTCTGGCGAAATGATGCTCTGATCATCACGGAGTACCTTTTTGACCTTACCAGCGACCTCTCCAGCCTCCGATACAAGCCCCAGAGAGGTGTATAGGAGCCCCTGCAAGCCTTCTTTAGGGTAGATGGCGGTCTTTGCCGCACGAAACTGATAATTGTTAAAATCCATACTATCCATTATAGCCTCCTAAATATCTTGTAATCTCTTGATCGGTTGGTTTTCTAAAATTAGAATTTCTAATTAAAGAATTATACTCATCATCGGAAACCTTTTGCATCGGCTTCTCTCTTGAAAATTTTACACCATTGCCTGTGCTGTATCCAGCCCCGCTTTGAAGATATATGTACTTATCCCTGACAATGCCCTCAATTGGTTCAAACATACTTATTCCGACACGCTTAATTAAAGACTTAAGCATTTTGTCGCACTGTGACTGCCAGCTGTATTCCTTAATGACCTTAGGAGCTTGCTTGTAATAGTAATCACACTGAGTATCAAAGTTATCAACTGCGTTCTTCATCAACTCAACAGTTGAATCAAAGTCTGGAAGGATGACATCACCAGTGTGATAACCAGAGTGTTGTGTTTTACCAAGCGTTGATTCAATAATATTGCTACCAAGATATTTTTCATAAGAGCACCACCTGCTTGTTGAGATAGTTGGCATTCCTGTTGCTAATGCCTGGAGAGGTATTAGCCCGAATCCTTCACCCTCTGTTGGATACACTAAGATGTCATGGTCATGATATAACTGAACCATTTCTTGTTGTGTGAGTGTTTTAAATATTCTATTAATATTGCTTTCATTATTCCGATTGAAGAGTTCCATAACGCTGTAGCCAGCCGAATCACCGCTACCATGATGCTTCAATGTAAGTTCAACATCATCATTACCCTTGAATAATTTAAGAAAGGCTGCTTCAACAAGATCCGCTCTCTTGCGAGCACTATCGGAGTCAACATGAAGAAATCTAATCTTTCCCCGATTTCCTCTTTTAAAAGGTGTCCACATGTCATCAACGCCTAATTCAAAAACATATGTAGGAGTATCAACACCAGAGTTAGCAACTGCATCTGCAGAGAACTGATTACCTACCCAGATTTCATCAAATGTTTTCATGGTGGGAATCCACCACTCCCAAGCTTTGGTCGCTTCTAGGTATGTACCATTAATCTTGTACTGATGGTCATGATGCTTTTTAAATCCAGGCTGACGAAAGTCCTGACCAGTTATGTGGTGATGCCATTCTGGTTCCATATAAAACATCTGAACCTGTGCAGATGGATCGTTATCAACGACCTGCATTTGCTTCCCATAGTAAGTGAACTGATTAAAGTGCTTTACAATGTTGTTGTATCCA